CAAACTGCGCTACACCCGGTCAACCGGGCTGTCTCGAATCAGCTTTATTATTATAGCGGATTTGAAGGAGAATGTCAACAGGGTTTTGCAAAAATTATAATTTTTGCATTTTCCCGCGCAAAGTGCTGCATAAATCCGACGGCGGATGCTTGACTTTCCCGCGCAGGTGCGCTATACTTAATATCCTACCACAATAGCAAAGGAGGTGTGCCCCATGGCAGAGGACAAGAGTGCAAAAAAAATGATTGCCGTCAACCGTGAGGTGCGCCACGAATACTTTGTCATCGAGGCACTGGAAACAGGCATCGAGCTGGTAGGCACCGAGGTCAAGAGCCTGCGCGCCGGAGGGGTCAACCTGAAGGATTCCTGGGCAGACATCGATGACGGCGAGCTGATCGCCAAGGGCATCCACATCAACCCCTATGAGCAGGGCAACATCTTCAACAAGGACCCGCGCCGTCCGCGGCGTTTGCTGGCACACAAGGCGGAAATCCGCCGTCTGGGGCAGCAGATCAAGCTGCAGGGCTACACGCTGGTGCCGCTCTCTCTTTACTTTAAAAAGGGGCGCGTCAAGCTGGAGCTGGGCCTGTGCAAGGGCAAAAAGCTGTATGACAAGCGTGCGTCTGCTGCGGCGCGCGACGCCAAGCGCGACATTGACCGCGCACTCAAAACGCAGCGATAAGTTGTTTCTACTTCACTTTCCCGGTGGGCTTGCCTGCCGAATATACGGGGCTGTAATGGTTTCGACGGGGAGAGAGAGGCGTGAGCAGCGGGCCGTGGCGGTGACCCACGATAAAAGCGCCAACTTAAATTAACTGACAACAATTATCCTGTTGCCGTAGCTGCCTAATTAGGCGCTGCCGTCCTGCCCGTGTTAGTACCGCATGGGGTCAGGGCGTCGATTAGGTACTGAACGTGAACGGGCTTAAGCTTTGCGGCCCGGCATGAACTTATGAAGCTACCAAGGTGTAGTGCGTGTGTGCTCGCCCGCACCAAGGGAAATTCAATAAACACACTGCGCCCGGAGATACTCTAACTGATTTCTTTTCGGACACGGGTTCGACTCCCGTCAGCTCCACCATATTGTGCAAATCCGAACTCAATCTTCTTTGTGAAGCATTGTTTCGGATTTGTTTTTGTTTTAGAGGATGTGGATCAGTCCACATCCTCTTTTTTCGGCGCATCGTAAATAAACGCCTGTTTGGCATTCCAGATGTAAGCCGTGGTCGGGTCGCTCCCATCAACCCGCGCGCCGCATATATGCGGCCCCTACGACGCAGCAAAAAAACAAAAAGCCGCTTACCTCAAACGAGATAAGCGGCTTTTGGCAGGACTTTGCGCACAGCGTCCGAACACTTCACCGCTCGTTGTATCGTTGATTTCCTGCATCTTTACGACCATCTTTCCGTTGCTCGTGTAATTAAAGGCGATGTCGAAGTGGTCGTCGTACAGATAGATGGCATTGACAAAGGTTTTTATCAACCGCTTTTGGCAATCACGGTTCGACCTATCCAGCGCCGCCATATCCTGCAAGAAGAACAGAATCATATCCCGTGTGAGCTTAAAGCCCCCGGCCAGCCCCGCCTCTGCGCGGGCCGCGCTGAGGGCTTGTTTTTGGTCTGTCAGTTCATCCATACGGGCTTTCGTCATCTCATTGATGATGCCCATTTCGATGGCTTTCATCACATTGGAGAGCGCCCTATCCACATCGGCTATCTGCTTATCCAGTGCCTTGATAGTATCGCCGGATGTATCGCTGCGCTCATAAGCAGCCCATACCTGATCGGCGATGTTTTCCAGTGTAGCCGGATTTTCCAGTAACTTGCCGATGGCACTAAGCACCAGCGGCTCAATGACATCCTGCCGTATCGGCTTTTTGTCGCACGTCTTTTTCTTTTTGCGATTCCAGCAAGTATAATAGTTGTGCTTTGTGCCGTTGCGCCCGTGGCCGCTCTCCCCTACCATCATTGTGCCACAGTGGCCGCAGAACAGCTTATCGGTCAGCAGGTACTCGGTTTTAGACCACACCCGCGCCGGGGCACGGCGGTTGACCTTGAGCATTTCCTGCGCTTTGTCGAATGTGGCGCGATCAATCAGCGCGGGCATACCGCCCTCATTGCGGATGTCGTGGAAGATGTACACGCCGGTGTACTTCTCATTTTTCAGCAGGCGGTGCAGGCTGTTGACGGTGAACTCTCCGCCGCGCGTTGTCCTAACCCCCTGCGCGTTGAGCCATGCGACGATTTCCGAGATGGTTTCGCCGTTGGCATATCGCTTGAAAACCTCGGTCACGAACGGGGCAGTTTTGGGGTCAACCTCATATCGTTTGGTATCTGGGTTGACATTGTATCCGATGATTTTGCATCCGCCCACTGTTTGGGATTTCTTGGCACTCTCACGCTGACCCCGGCGCACATTCTGCGCCAGTTGGAGTGAGTAGTATTCTGCCATGCCCTCAAGCACGGAATCCAGAATAACGCCCTCCGGGCCGTCTGGCACATCCTCTGCAACGCGCTCCACCCTAACCCCGTTCTTTTTGCAGCGGTAGCGGTTAAATGCAATTTCTTCACGGTTACGCCCGAATCGGTCAATCTTCCATAGCAGGATGACCCCGAATTGACGCGTCGCAGTATCGGACAGCATCTTTTGAAATTCTTCTCGATCATCATTGCGTCCGGTCATTGCCCGATCAGCATAGATGTGGATGATTGTGTAGCCATGTTGCTCTGCATACTTCTGCGCTGCGGCGATCTGCCCCTCGATAGATTGCTCGGTCTGGCCGTGGGATGAATACCGTGCGTAAACAACGGCGGTTGTTTCAACTGAACTCAAACTATCACCCCCCCCATTTAACGAAAATAGCCTCAAATCTGCAATTAAGGCTTTGATTTTGTGCTTAAAAAGCCAAATCAAATACAAAAATCATCAAAATTTGCATTTAATGACCGAAAAACCAAATCACTGCGAGGATAACGCCGAGAACGACAGCCACCAGAATGGAGCATCCCTCGTTTGCGTTCAGTTTGTCGTACTGTGCGTCGATGTCATTTTGCGTAATGAAATCGAAAGTATACCCGCAATCCTCACAGTATGCGACATTGCGGCGGTGAATCTGTGTGCCCCCGGATGCAAGGCCGATGCCGGAAATGGTCGTCGCACTTCCTGCCGAGGTCGTGCCATTCATCATATACTTAAATCGCACTTTGGGGCTACCGCACATCGGACAGACTCGTTTTGACGGCTGGGCCTGCTTGACCTTGTTCTTTTGCGCGTGATAGCCGAGGGCGCACAGTACCGCGATGATAAAGGCGATGACGATTGCTGCAAAGCCCAAAAGCATATACAGACCGATTGTTAAAATCAGCGTGATAAAAGCCATCATATCAAATCGCCTCCGGGCCATATTCGGGTAAGCCCCGGCAGATGCCAACAGCCACGCCCTCTATATGCAAATCGTTGATCTCTTCTTTCGTGTAGGTCATCGGTGCAAACCGGGGATTTTCTGGGTGCAAGATTACAGTGTCACCCTTACGATAAAAATGCTTGAGCGTTGCCTCGTCATCAATCAGCACCGCCGCAATCTGCCCGTTTTCAACGTTGGGCTGGGAGCGGATACAAACCAAATCGCCATCTTGAATCGTCGGGGACATCGAATCGCCCTTGCATACCAACGCAAAATCGGCTTTCCATAGCGAGGATACACTTATATACCGTTCTATGTTTTCCTGTGCGAGAATCGGAGTGCCGCAGGCAATGTTACCGATAACAGGAACGGATTTTGTATCAGGCAGAGGTATAAATCCTTTGGGGATGGTCGGTTTCGGTTGGGGAATTGGCTTAGTGTTATCTCTTTGGGCGGAGGGGTCATCCGTCCACCCCATCAAATACGCAGGCGAGGTCTGCAGGGCCTTTGCAATCTCTACCACCTTACTGCGCGGCGGGCTGATTTTGCCGCTCTCTATTTTTGTGATGGTGGTTTTATTTTTGTATCCGACCTGTTCGGCGAGTTCCGCTTGCGAAATGTTCAGCGCGGTTCTCCTCTTTCTGATTCTTTCGCCCGTGACATCCATCGAAAAAGCCTCCTTATATCGAGATGTATATAAAATTCTTTATATACATAATACACCACGGATGATTAAAAATCAAGATTTTTTTATTTTTCGCAAAAAAAGTGTTGACTTTCAATCACCTATGGTGTATTATGCGTGTAGTGATTATAAATCACCCATAAAAACCAGAGAGGAGGGTTTCTGATGATTGATACCATCAAACTGGAAATGTCGATCACTAAGGCGCGTATCACCAAGCGCGAACTGGCAAAGCAGCTCGGCATCTCCGAAATGTCGCTGTACAATAAGATACATAACATCTCGGAGTTTAAGGCGAGTGAGATTCGCCAGTTGTCCGAGATTTTGGAACTGAGTGATAGCGATAGGCAGGCAATTTTTTTTGCCTGATAGATGATTATAAATCATCTTACGAAATGAGAGGTACAGCATGGAAAGCATCACAATCGACTTTGACAAAATGCCGGAGAAAGAAAAGCGGGTTCTGGGCGATACGCTTTACGCCGCTTGCAAGGCGTTCTATGAGAACCCTGACAACCTCGCCCGGTACAACGCATGGAAAGCAAAACGGGAGGCCGCTCATGTATAAGATTATCAACCTTGCGGGCCGCATCTCACTTTTCTTCGTGATCGAGGTCGCTATGTACTACGCCATGATCGACCCGCTTCTCCGCATCATTTTCGGTCTGCCTGACCGTCCCGCACTGCTTATCGCATCGTGGGCGCTCCTAATTGTCGCCGCTATCATCGACGATACGATTCTCCCCGTTTTCAATTACGACAAGGGCAATGATGCCCACGTCAAATAAATTTTGGAGGTAACAAACCATGATCGAACTGAAAGTGACCGTTGACGCTCCTGAACTGAGCGCCGCCATCAACCATCTGGCCGAGGCCATCGAAAGCAAGGGTACTGATGCCCCCGCCGCCCCGGCAAAAAACTCTCGCAGCAAGAAAGTCGCTGCCAAGGCTGCCCCGGACGCACCTGCGGCTTCTGCTCCTGCCCCGTCTGAACCTGTCGCCGCCCCGGCATCCATTGAACAGCCCGCCGTGACATCTCAGCCCGTGCAGACCCCCGTCATCACTCCTGCACAGCAGTCTACTCCTGCCGCCCCCATGGCCACGCCTGTGATGCCTCAGCCCGTTGCAACGGCTACTCCCGTGATGACCCCGCCTGCCGCTCCTGTGACCCAGCAGTTCATCCCTCAGCCCGCCGCTGCACCCACTCCCGCTCCTGTCGCCCCGGCACAGCCTCAGCAGAGCAACATCACCCTTGAGCAGATCATCAACGCCGCCATGCCGCTGATGAACAGCAACCCCGCATTTGCTATGCAGCTGCAGGGCATCCTCGCAAAGTACGGCGTTCAGGCCGTCACGCAGATTCCCAAAGAGTATCTGCCCAATGTGGCCGCTGACCTCGCCGCCCTCGGCGCAAAGTTTTAAGGGTGCTAAGATGACGGCGTGGGAATATGATGCTCTGCAAGCGCTGCTAACTCGCAAGGCCCAGAACAACCCACACCGCGGAAAACGCGCCGAGGGGTATATGGACGGGATTCTCGCGGCGAAAAGTATTCTTCACGCCTTTTATCAACAGCAAGAAAAGGAGAAAGCAAATGGCAAGCCCTGAAATTCATGCCAAGTGCGGCGCATCCAATGCGCACCGCTATCTGGTCTGTACCGCGTCGCCCACGTTTGAGGCGCAATTCCCGGCCTGTACGAGCGTCTATGCCGAGGAGGGTACGCTGGCGCACAGCATTTGCGAGTTGTTCGTCAAGACCCGTGGCGATGTGGATGCGATGGCTGAGGAGCTGCGTCCCCTGCAGCGGAACAAGCTCTATCAGCCCGAAATGCTGACCTGTGCCAAGGTCTACTGCGACTGGATTATGGAAAAGGCGCTGGGCTACACCAATCCTCCGGCGATTATGACGGAGCAGCAGGTAGACTTTTCCGATGTTGTGCCGGAGGGTTTCGGTACTTGTGATTGCGTGATGATCGGCGATGACACGCTGAACATTTTCGACTATAAACACGGCAAGGGTGTCCGTGTGGATGCCGTGGGCAATCCGCAGATGCGGCTTTACGCCCTCGGTGCTCTTGCAAAGTACCGGCCCTTGTACGGTGATACCATCAAAAAGGTGCGCATGACCATCATTCAGCCCCGAATCAGCGCTGACCCGTCTGAGGATGAGATGACCGTGGATGACCTGCTGGCGTGGGGCACTGAAATCCATCCTCTCGCCGTGGAGGCGTTCAACGGCCCCGGCGTATTTGTGCCCGGCGAACACTGCAAATTTTGCCGGGGTAAGGCAAAATGCCGCGCCCGTGCCAACATCAACACGGCGCTGGAAGATTTCGCCGCGTGTGTACCTATGGGCCGCGTCCCCGCCGATGAACCGAAAGACAACATCACGCGCCGCGCGATGGGCCTGCAAAAAGCGCTGACCGATGAAGAAATCGGCCAACTGCTGACGCGCGGCCAGTTTTTGGTGAGCTGGTATGACGATCTGAAAGCCTATGCACAGCAGACCATTCTCGACGGCGGCGAAATTCCCGGCTGGAAAGTCGTTGCAGGCCGTAGCGTCCGCGCGTTTCATGACACCGATGCCGCGTTCCAAACGCTTATCAAGGCGGGCTACGATGAGGCCATGCTGTATGATCGCAAGCCTGTTTCCCTGTCCGAACTGGAAAAGCGGCTCGGCAAGAAAAAGTTTGCCGAACTGCTGGCCGACCAGATCGACCGCCCGATGGGCAAGCCGACGTTAGTTGACGAATCTGACGAGCGCGAACCGTACAACAGCGCTGCCGCTGATTTTGGAGGGGTTTAACCAATGTTTGACGATTACGACCATATCACAATCAGCTATCACCATCGGGACGATGGCTGGTTTGAGATGGAGCTATATCTGCCGCTATTGGTTGACTGCCCCAAAAATAAGATGCCTGCCATCCTCTCCCAATTCGTCAAGGACGAAAAGTGCGAGGATAAGGCCAAAAAGCTGCTGGCCTACTGGGAGTGGCAGCGCGATAAGTACGAGCGTGACCGCAAGGATGCGGCAGATGCCTATGTGAACATCTCTACTGAGGTATCAGACCTGCAAACCGTCATCCGCACCAAAAAGCACCCTGTCGGCACTCGACTGTCCAATGCCGAATTGCAGGAGGCTAAAAAGCAACTTGCAAGCAAAAAAGCTCTTAAAAAGCGCACCTACGACACTTTGAAATTCAGCTATGACCGCAAAACCCGGCTGGACTTCTTTATCGAGATGCTGAAATGTCACCCCAAATTACAATGGGTTTTCAATTCTGAGGAGGTACAGAAATGAAAGTTGAGAAAAACAGCCCTCTGGCCCAAATGCTCTTGAAACTGGCCGCTGAGCACGACCCGAAACTGCGCGAGGCTATCCGCAACGGCGAGGTTGAGGGCGTGAACATTATCGCTGTCGGCGGCGCACCCGATGGCGAAGTCAAAGAACTGCTGGAATCTCTCGCCAAAGACGAGGATGACTGCAAGAATTGCGAAAACCGCGATGGGTGTGAGGAGGCCAAAGCAGCTACACCCTACAAGGATGCCGAGGACGCAGACGATGACATCAGTATTGTTGATGAAATTCGCAGTATCGCCAACGACCCGGACATTCCTGAAAGCATCGCGGCCCCGGCCCGCGTCGTTTTGGTATCTGCCGAACTCGTGGACATTTTGAACTCTGTCCCGCGTATGGTTTCTCCGAAACGGATGCGCCCGTACACTGCCCGCCGTGCGGCAATGCTTGCCGATGTCAGCGCTACTATCTGCCGCGCTCAGACCGACATCCTCGATGCCATGCACCGCTACTCCGAATTTGCCGAAATCACCGATGCCTATTTCGATGATAGCGACGAAGAAAATACAACTGAAACCGAATAAGAAAGGAAATGTGTCATGTATAACAACGATGCACAGAGATGTTTGACCGGCGAAGTTCGCCTGTCCTATGTCAGTCTCGACAAGCCCCGTCAGCCGCAGGGCGGCGTGGGTGATGCCAAGTACAGCGCCACGCTGTTGATTCCTAAGACCGACACCGCCACTATCGCCGACTTCCGCAGTGCCATTCAGGCGGCGGCTCAGATCGGCGCGGGGACGCTGTGGGGCGGCATTATCCCGCCGAATCTGGACTCCATCATCCACGACGGCGACGGTGTGCGCCCCAGCGGCATCCCGTTTGGCGATGAATGTCACGGCTGCTGGGTCATCACCGCCAGCACCAAAAACAAGCCGCAGGTCGTCGGGCAGGACAACATCAACGTAGAACTGGCCCCGCAGGACATTTACAGCGGCATGTATGCCCGCGTGACTGTTCGCTTCTACCCCTTTAACACCGCTGGCAAGCGCGGTGTCGGCTGTGGGCTGGGCAACGTAATGAAAACCCGTGACGGTGAGCCGCTGTCTGGCGGTGCCTCTGCCGCATCTGATTTCGCCGGTGTCGGCAACGCCGTAGCCCCCGCCGCCCCCATGCAGCAGGGCTGGCCGCAGGCAATCCCTACGCCGACTGCCCCTCCGGCTGCGCCCGCGTACCAGCCGCCCTACTCCGCGCCTGCCGCGAACCCGGCACCGTGGAACGGCGCTACACAGACGTATGCCACTGGCGGCGCTGTGAATCCGCTTACCGGGAATCCGATGTAATCGAAACACTCCCTTGCAGGGTGCGTGACGCCCTGTTCGACCCAGCTACCACGCTTTTCGGCAGGGTACTGGTAATTAAATAACCATCCACCTCTTTCTATACCGGGAGGGGCTGCGGCCCCTCCTCTTATGTACTCGGATAGCTCAATGGCAGAGCAAGCGCGCGATGTCGGTTCAACTCCGGCTCCGGGGCAGAAATCAAGAGGAAATTCAAGCCCGTACATAAAGGAAAGGAATCTACAAATGAGCTTTGCAACTTTGCGTAAAACCGTCTGCACCGATATTGACATCGGTACTGCCCTGAAAGAAATCACTTCCAACCCGCATATTGGCGATGCACTGGCCTTTGACCTGCTGGATGGCCGTCACATTGAGTGCGCCATCACTGACATCGACGATAAGGCCATCCGCTTTGATTCTGTGGATTGCCTCGGTGACGACATGACCTACGGCAAGGTCGAAAAATGGCTTGACCGCATCGATCATCTGATGCCCGATGAACTGCGCGAGGCCATCGTTGATACTGAGCGCAAGCACACCATCGACGGCAAAAAGGTATGCCGCCTTGAGCGCTTATTTCTGCCCGCCGCGTCTGAACTGTTCAGCGGGGATGCTGTTCTCGGCGACGACGGGCTGTACAAGCAGATGGATTGGTACAAAGATCGCCGCCATCGCATGAAGATGGACGAACACGGCGGTGATTCAACTGCCTATTGGACATCTTCTCAGCGCTCCGGCAGCTCCTCCAACTTCTGCATTGTGAGCAACGGCGGCAATGCGAGCAGCGGCAACGCCTCCGGCACGTGGCTGTCCGCGCCCGTCTGCTTCCGTATCCGTAAATCGTAATTATCCCCGCGCCCCTTGTGGGCGCGGCCTATGCGGATTCCCTTATAAATAAGGAAAGGAAATGCCCAAATGAAAACCAGATTTGACAGCGCCAAGGTCTGGCGCACGAATAATGATACGACTGTAAGCATCAAAGAACTGGAAACCTCGCACCTCATGAACATTGTGCGGATGCTCCTGCGCCGCCCTGAAACCGTTCAGACGATGCTTGTCTGCGACATTGAGCGGCAAAGCCGCAACGTCTGGAAAGCAAATAACATCGTTGATGAGGATGCCGTTGAATCCATTCACAATGCCACATCCATGACACCCCGCGAGGTCATCCAATGGGTACAGGGCACCCCCCTGTTTACCACTATCGTCTTTACCCTTGAGGGGCGTGGGGTCAACACCTCCGTGCTGATTGGCTCGGTTTTGGCTGAACTCGGATATGAGGAGAACGGCAATGAGTGAACAGCTACACCATCTGAGTATCGACCTTGAGACTTACAGCACGGTCAGCATCGGTGCGGCGGGGTCATACCGATACATCCTCGACCCGTCCTTTGAAATCCTGCTTTTCGCGTACAGTCTCGACGGGATGCCCGTTGAGGTCATCGACGTGGCAAGCGGGCAGGTTATTCCCCTTTGGCTGAAAAATGCCCTCAAAAATTCCCTATACATCAAACACGCCTACAACGCGGCTTTCGAGTGGTTTGCCCTCAGCAAGTATCTGGGATGGCTGCCCCCCGATCAGTGGCGCGATACGATGCTCCACGCGCTCTACTGCGGCTACCCGGCATCGCTGGACGCGGCGGGCAGAGCGATGGGCCTGCCCGAAGATAAGAAAAAGCTGACGACGGGCAAGGCCCTTATCCGCTATTTCTGCGTTCCCTGCAAGCCCTCCAATGCCAACGGGAACCGCACCCGCAATCTACCCCAGCACGACCCCGCCAAATGGAAACTGTTCAAGGAGTACAACGGGCAGGACGTTGTAACCGAAATGGAAATTGACCGCCGCCTGTCGGCGTTTCCCGTGCCCGCGTTTGTGCAAAAGCAATGGGAAACCGACTTGACGATGAACGCGCGGGGCGTGGCCGCTGACATGGAAATGGTGAGCGGCGCTCTCGTCATCGGCGCTACGGTCAAAAGCCAGTTGATGGCCGAGGCCCGTCAGCTTTCCGGGCTGGACAACCCCAACTCCATCAAACAGTTGGCCCGATGGCTGACCGAGGCCACGGACAGTGATGCCGAGATCACCAGCGTCACCAAAGAAACCGTCGCCACGATGCTGAAACAGCCTCAGCCCGCCAACGTGCAGCGGATGCTCGAAATCCGGCAGGAACTCGGCAAAACCAGCACCAAAAAATATGATGCGCTGGAAACCTGCATCGCCGACGATGGCCGCGTCCGTGGCCTGCTCCAATTCTACGGGGCGAACCGCACCGGGCGCTGGGCGGGCCGTCTGGTGCAGGTGCAGAACCTCCCCCGCACCTATACCCATCCCCTGCCCCCGGCGCGTCAGCTCGTCAAAGACCGCAACATCGACGGTCTGCGGCTGATGTACGGCAGTATCAATGATACGCTGTCGCAGCTTATCCGCACAGCCTTTGTAGCGACCCCCGGCAATGTTCTGATTGATGCCGACTTCTCGGCCATTGAGGCCCGCGTCATTTCGTGGCTGGCGGGTCAGGAATGGCGGCTTGAAGTTTTCCGCACCCACGGCAAAATCTATGAGGCGTCGGCATCGCAGATGTTCCATGTGCCCATTGAGAAAATCAAAAAGGGCAACCCGGAATACGCTCTGCGCCAGCGCGGCAAAGTCGCAGAACTGGCCCTCGGCTATCAGGGCGGTGTCAGTGCGATGCGCCGCATGGACACCGGGCATAACCTCGACGACCTCTCCGATGATGAAGTCAAGGGCATTGTGGACAGATGGCGCGAAACAAACTCGATGATACGCGATTTGTGGAACATAGTTGATTCTGCCGCCGTCACCGTCATCACCAACGGCGGCGCACAGACTATCTGCTCCGAAACCACCGATGCCGTCATCACTCTGGCCTGTGAGCTGGATGTCATCACGGGCACCCGGTACATGACGATTCTGCTGCCGTCCGGGCGCAAACTGTACTACCCATCCCCGGAAATCGGCGTAAACCGATGGGGCAATCCCTCGGTCAGTTATATGGGCCAGAACCAGACAACCAAGCGATGGGAGCGGGTGGAAACCTACGGCGGCAAGCTGGTGGAGAACATCGTGCAGGCCATCGCCCGTGACTGTCTGGCAATCGCCATCGAAAACCTCGAAGCGCAGGGCCTACACGTCGTATTCCACATCCATGATGAAGTCGTCATCGACACGCCTGCGTGGGCTGACAATGACACGATGCTGGACACCGTTACAAAAATTATGACAAAGCCCATCCCATGGGCGCAGGCACTCCCCCTCAACGCGGACGGATGGGTCGATAAATTCTTCAAAAAGGACTGATTATCGCATGAACGCTCTTATTCATCTCGACCAGAACGGCAAAAAGGTCATGGAACGGCGCGTCCATGAGGCCGTTATGAAAGAACGCGCCGACATCAGCACCCGCGCACAGTATGTTTGGGCGCTGTCCATGCTCCAATGCGGCTTATCGCCGCGTACTGTTCAGCGCGTGGCAGATCATTTCGAGGCGGTGCTGGACAAGTACATGGAATATCAGACCGAGGATTTAGGCGACCTGTTCATGCGCTCGATGCTTCACGATTCGGGCGTCGAGGTCAAGGCGACAAGCCGAGAAAGGAAACGTAAAAGAAAATGAGCAAGGTACAAATCACCGCCTTTACCGGCGAATACCACTTTTTGAGCAACTACTGCACCTGCCCCGTCACTCTTGATGGGCTGACTTATCGGAGCGCCGAGGCCGCTTTTCAGGCGGCAAAATGCAATGTTCCGATTGATCGCGCGGCGTTCTGCACTGTCCCGCCCAATGTGGCCAAAGCCATCGGGCGCAAAATCAAACTGCGCAAGGGATGGGAGAAAGAGCGTGACGGCATCATGGCTGATGTCATCCATGCGAAATTTTCCCAAAATCCCGCCCTTGCACAGGCCCTTATCGACACCGGCGATGCCGAGTTGATCGAGGGTAACACATGGAACGACAACTACTGGGGCGTGTGCGGATGCGCCCGCTGCCGCAGTGAGGGCACCAAGGGTCTGAACAAGCTGGGCAAGATTCTGATGGCTGAGCGGGCACGGCTGCAGGCGGCTACACCCGCCGTAACCGAGGAGGGCTGACGATGGTACACCTTGGAGACATTACCAAAATGAGCGGGTACACCATCCCGCCTGTGGATGTCGTTACTTTCGGTTCACCGTGTCAAGACCTTTCCATCGCCGGGAAAAGGGCAGGTATGGCCGGAGAACGCTCTGGGCTGTTCTCTGAGGCTGTCCGCATCATCCGCGAAATGAGATACGCCACTTTTGGCGCGTACCCCAAATACGCTGTCTGGGAGAATGTTCCCGGCGCGTTCAGTTCAAACAAAGGAGAAGATTTCCATGCCGTCCTGCAAAGCCTCTGTCGGGTCATCGACCCCGACGCTGTTATTCCTAGACCTACGGACGCACGGGGGGGGATTAAATGGCCCCGCGCCGGGGCAATTCTGGCAGACCACTACTCGCTGGCGTGGCGAGCTATGGATGCCCAGCACTGGGGCGTTCCCCAACGTCGCCTGCGCATCTCGCTTGTCCTCGATCTTACAGGTGGGCGTGCCGGAGAAATACTATTTGAGCCGGAAAGCCTGCGAGGGCATTTTGCGCCGGGCATCACGCCGGGGCAAGCGGCTCCCGTCGTTGTTGGAGGATGCACTGAGGATGCAAATAGAGCGTTCACTCTGAAAATCCGCTCTGGGTGCGAGGGCGGAGGCAAGGGTGCATTGGTACAGATCGAAAAAAGCGCAACCCTCTCCACGTTGCAAGACCAGACGCTTTTTGTGGCCGAACCGCCGAAGGCATACAGTTTTGACAGTTTAGCGTCCAATTCCATGAAATCCAGCAACCCGCACAGCGGGTGCCGCGAGGTTGAAATCGCAAAGACCCTTGACACCTCACCGCCTGACCCCGCAAAGAATCAGGGCGGCATCGCTATTGTCGAACCGACATTCTGTATTCAGGGCAACACGATTGACCGCGCAGACACGGCGGGCGCAAACGGCACCGGTGTCAAAGAGGATGTCTGTTACACCCTAAATACGATTGATCGTCCTGCCGTTGCGTTCGCGCTTGACTGCCGCAATATGACCGCCAATGAGGAACTGTCCGCAACCTTGCAAGCAAAAGACAACGGCGGGCAAAGCCTCAACTACATCAATCCCGTAGCCGAGCCGCTTATCTATGATGCGCGGGGCAACGGCGACGGCATCACATCCCCTACAATGACCGGCGACCACAACAGCCGCATCACCGACTATACAGCCATCACATTACAGGGTGATACCGTAGCAGGTGCGTTACTGGCCCGCGATTATAAGGGCCCCGGCAGGGCAGATTCTCTCGGTAGAGTAATCGCCCAGCCCGTAGGTGCAGACCTATATAACGGTACGCTAACAGGCGATAAGGCTGCAACTCTGACGACTGCCACCGGGCAGGGCGGAGCTAACACGGGGCCATCGGTGATTGAAAAAATCATCCGCTGGATTGTGAGGCGGCTGACCCCTACCGAGTGTGAGCGCCTGCAGGGCTATCCCGATGGGTGGACAGACCTCGGTGAATGGGTGGACAGCAAGGGCAAGACCCATAAGGACGCTGACACGCCCCGATATAAAGCACTGGGTAACTCCATCGCCCTGCCGCAGTGGTACTACGTTCTCGGCGGCATCTCTGATCGTCTGCCGGAGGATGCCACCCTTGGAAGTTTATTTGATGGAATCGGCGGTTTCCCGTATGTGTGGGCACAGCTACACGCTGGGCGCAAAGAGTTGTGCGTTTGGGCCTCGGAGATTGAGGAGTTTCCCATCGCGGTTACGAAGAAATGGTTCCCGGAGGTAGAGGATGGAAAATTATTCTGATTTCGTTGTTCACAAGTCGGAGCGGGCAGTACATACCGACAGCATCGTTCTGACCGTGAACGATCTCAACGACAAGCTGTACGACTTTCAAAAAGACATCGTGCGGTGGGCGCTGGCAAAGGGCCGCGCCGCTATTTTTGCCGATTGCGGCCTTGGCAAGACCGCGATGCAGCTTGAATGGGCGCATCGGGTGTGTGTGCATACAGGTGGAAATGCCCTCATTGTGGCGCCGCTTACCGTTTCCCCTCAGACCGTGGGCGAAGGCTTGAAATTCGGAGTGCCCGTCACCCTCTGCGAAACCGCCGACGATATTCAGCCCGGTGTGAACATTACCAACTATGAAAAATTGGACAAATTCGCCGGGGTGCATTTCTCTGCCGTAGTGCTGGATGAATCCAGTATCCTGAAATCCTTTACGGGCAAGGTGCGCAATCAGATCATCGACTTTTTCTCGGATACGCCGTTCAGGCTGGCCTGCACCGCCACCCCCGCGCCCAATGACTTTATGGAGCTTGGCAATCACGCGGAATTTTTGGGCATCATGTCCTACTCTGAGATGCTGTCCATGTTCTTTGTCCATGACGGCGGGCAGACATCCAAATGGCGGCTCAAAGGCCACGCTGAGGATGTTTTCTGGCAATGGCTGGGAACAGCCCCGCAGACCTTGGCTATGACCTGCCGGGGTACGACCTCCCGCCGCTGAGGGTGCATGAGGTCATCGTGGACGGGGACGAACCCATCACCGAGAGCATGACGCTGACGCAGCGGCGCGAGGCCAGACGGGCTACACTCGCAGAACGGTGTCATGCGGCGGCTGATCTGGTGAACGGCGACCCCGGCGAACAGTGGCTCGTATGGTGTGACCTCAATTCGGAAAGTGAGGCGCTGGCCCACGGCATCCCTGATGCGGTAGAGGTCAAGGGCAGTGACAGGGCCGCGCTCAAAAGTTCCCGCCTGCTGGGCTTTTCGATGGGCTTTAACCGGGCGCTTGTCACCAAGCCCTCTATCGCTGGATTCGGCATGAACTGGCAGAACTGCCACAAGATGATTTTTGTCGGCCTGTCCGACAGTTATGAACAATATTATCAGGCCGTGCGCCGCTGTTGGCGTTTTGGGCAGTCTGAGCCGGTGGATGTGTACATCGTTATCAGTGCCCGCGAGGGCGCGGTCAAGGCCAATATTGAGCGTAAGCAGGCCGATTGCGATAAGATGCGGGCTGCGATGGGCGAACAGACCCGCGAGATCGTCAAAAAGCAGTTGCAAAGTACCTGCCGCCTGACAACGCCCTATGAACCGCAGACGGCCATGCGCCTGCCTGCATGGGAGGAATTTAACCATGAATGTGCTTAATCAGTTGATCGACAGCGCACAGCGCTGGGCGATGTATCAGGGGGATTGCGTGGAAACCTTGCGCGGCATCCCCGACAACAGCATCCACTATTCCATCTTTTCCCCGCCTTTCGCCAGCCTGTACACCTACTCCAACAGTGACCGCGATATGGGCAACAGTAGCGACGGCGCGGAGTTTGCACAGCATTTCGGCTACCTCGTGGCCGAGTTGTACCGGGTCATCATGCCGGGGCGGCTGGTGTCCATCCACTGTATGAACCTGCCTGCCATGAAATCCCGTGACGGCTTTATCGGCATCAAGGATTTTCGCGGCGACATCATCCGCGAGATGACCGAGTACGGGTTCATCTTCCATTCGGAGGTCTGCATCTGGAAAAATCCAGTCACGGAGATGCAGCGCACGAAAGCCCTCGGCTTGCTACACAAGCAAATCCGCAAGGATTCGGCGATGTCGAGGCAGGGGCTGCCTGATTATGTCGTGACATTCCGCAAGCCCGGTGAAAACCCTGAGCCTATCCCCCACGACCATGATTCTTTCCCGGTGGATGTTTGGCAGAAATACGCCTCGCCCGTCTGGATGGATGTGCGGCAGTCCAACACCTTGCAGCGCAAAAGCGCCCGCGATGAAAAAGACGAAAAGCATATCTGCCCCTTGCAGTTGGATGTTATCGAGCGGTGCATCGACCTGTGGACGAATCCCGGCGACATCGTGCTTGACCCGTTCGCGGGCATCGGTTCTGTGCCCTATCAGGCCGTACTCATGGGTCGTCGTGGGCTGGGTGTTGAACTGAAAGACAGCTACTACGCGCAGGCTGTGAAAAACCTTGAGGGCGCGGCCAGTGATGCCGACAGCCACGAAATCAACACCAACGTGCGCCTGCGCTGCCCCGTATGCGGCATCAAAGTGGATGGCAAAATCTGCCCGCTGTGCGGCAAAGACCTAATGGCAAAGGAGGAGTAAAGCATGGAACGGATGACAAATTCTGCTGATGCCCGCCGCGCGGCGGAGTATCTATCCAAACACTGTAGTGAAATCGGAGCGAACACATGTAAAGGATGTTTTGCCCGTGATGATAACGGGCTTTGTATCTTCTGTGAGAGCTCGCCTAATAATTGGAAACTGCCCTCTATCTGGACAGTACAGGACATCGCACTTGCAAGGGCTATGATGCCGTTTGCAAAAACCATCGTCTGGCCCGTTGAGGCGAATCCTAATCCGAATCACCGCTATTTTAAGGGCGATGGCCAGCGCACCATCCCGCTACCGACAGGCGCATTTAATAATCTGCGTCCCGGCGAGATTGTCAACCTCGCCGATATTGTAGGAGGTGAAGCCGATGCCCGATGACGTTTTAGACATGATCGGCACGGCGGTAGCGCTGGAACAGTTGGCCGAGGAATCCGCTGAACTTGCTCAGGCCGCGCTCAAGATGGCCCGCAAGCTGCGCGGTGAAAACCCTACTCCGAAATCCCGCGCAGACTGCATCGCCAATCTGCAAGAGGAAATCGCGGATGTGGAGCTGTGCATCAGCATTTTGCCCGCTGAACTGAACGACCCCTCCGAGGTCGGCAGGACGATGACCGCCAAGCATCGGCGGTGGAATGAACGGCTACACGATGAAAAGCTGTGGGAGGTTGACAGCCATGAGGATTGATATTCGGGACAGCAAATACTCCATCATCTACAACGAAAAGACCGGTGCAGTTGAGGATGTCTTGTGGTGCAATGAAAGCGCCGAGGATTTGAAAAACCTCAATGTCGTAGCCGATATGGCCCGTGAACTGGCTGTGTATCGGCAGGCAGGCACGGCCATGATTGCCGGGGCGCAGCGCCTCGCATACAGCCGTGGTCCGGAGAAATACGCCTTTACTGTGCCGAGTGAGAGACATAGGCATCTGCACACCGTTGACCGCACCGATGCTGTTGCCCTGCTCATGCAGGCGGGTTCCCTCGCTCTGGGTGAAATGGATGCCCTGCGCGAGTGCAAGGCCAAGATCGCCGCCGCCAACCTGTACCGCGCCATGATTGGCTTTTGAGGTGCGCCACCATGATGCACTTGAAAATCACTGATGAAATCCGGGAGCGCTGTCTGCGCGAGGCAGCGCATGAGGCCCACATCAATGACCGCATTGTCACTTCTTCCCCGCAGACCCTTGCCGAGCGCGGCATGACGATGTTCGGCAGTACCCGCGCCACTCCGCGCATCCGCTCGTACCTCTACTGTGACGCGGTGGATGCCTGCTTCTATTACGCAGGAGCGGTGCCCAGCGTCGTCGTGACCGCCCGCTGGACGGCTGACAGCCCAGACATCGCCGAGGGTTCTAAAAAGCCGCAAATCGCCGCTGAGGTCGTGCGCCGCATGATGACCGCGATGGATAAGGCGATGAAAGCCGAAAAAGACCGCCAATGGGCGGCATATATGGAGGAGCTAAAACTGAAATGAGCCATCCGACCACATACGCCGTTGACTTTGACGGCACCCTCTGCGAAAACGCCTACCCTGAAATCGGCGCACCCAATTTACCCCTGATCGACAAGCTCATATCTCGCCGCCGCCTCGGTGCAAAGGTCATTCTGTGGACGTGCCGGGAGGGTGAGTTGCTGACCCGCGCCGTGGAGTTTTGCCGCTGTTACGGGCTGGAATTTGACGCAGTGAACGACAACACCGAGGAATTGAAACGGGCATACGGCACCAACCCGCGTAAAATCGGCGCTGATTACTACATTGATGATAAGGCTATGCCGCCTGATCTATTTGTATCATAGGAGGAGTTAAAAATGGTTATTCTGACATCTATCGCAAAGGTTCTCATAGGTCTTTTTATCATTGCTCTGGTTCTGGCGTTTATCACTGCCATCTTCCTGCTGGGAGCTATTGTGGCAACGCTCGGAACAGCTACACAGCCGTTATTCGGGAGAGATCGGGAGGATGACGAGCCAGAGATGGTGAATCATCCCGACCATTACAACCGCCCCGGTCAGAAAGAGTGCATCGTCGAAATGGAGGAGAAGTTCGGGGCGAAATATGTGCAGCATTTTTGCCTGTTGAGCCGCTACAAATACTTATACCGCTGCGGGCTGAAAGACGGCACAACGCAGGAATTGTCAAAAGCCGACTGGTATCGAGATAAGTTTCTTTCGCTGGGCGGTGACAGTGATTTGCTGAATATCTTACCTGATAATGCAAAAGCATCAGCATACCGCCGCATGGGCGGCAACGCCTGCATCAAAAAGGAGGCCATGAGCCATGAATGTTGAACTGATTGCCTATTCCTCCCCGATGCCGTATCAGTGCGGCACGGCCTGCTACTTCAACACCGTATATAACCCCATGCACATCATTGAGCAGGCCGCGAGTGTGTGCTATGACAGTGAGCCTGATTTTGTCAAATTCAAAATCGCCAAGGGGTGCGCTAAGACTGGGCATCTAAGTGTATATGAGCACGCCTATTTCACGTTCCATGTTAAGGGTATCAGCCGCGCCTGCCTTGCTCAGTTGACCCGGCATCGGCATTTCAGCTTTTCCGTGCGCAGTCAGCGGTATTGCAACGAAAGCCGCTCCGAGCCGGTGTTCCCCGCATCCACCGATGAAGATCAGGACGGCATCATTGCCGATGCTTACGATTACGCATGGGATGCCTATGACCGCTTGATTGAGAACGGCGTGGCAAAGGAGGACGCGCGGATGGTTCTGCCCAATGGCGCACCCACTGAGCTGTACATTTCTGCAAATGCGCGGGCGCTGATTGAGGCCAGTCACCTACGGCTTTGTTCCCGCGCACAGCAAGAAATCCGCAATATGTTTGATTTGATGAAGAAAGAAATTGCCCCCCTGTCCCCTGAAATCGCGAGCATGATGGTTCCGCAGTGTGAAACCAATCCCAAATACCAATTCTGCACTGAGGGCAAATCCTGTGGCAGACATCCCCGGCTGCAGGACGTACTGGCAACAACTACACTGAAACAACTTGAGGAGGCTGACGAAAAATGAAATGTCTGTATAAAGTACCGTTCAGCGGCTTTTTTATGGCTTATGCCGAATCCGCCGAGGATGCAAAAAAGATGTCCCCCGATGATGGTGAGGTTATTTATTCCGAGCAATCCACGGGAGAGGTCGAGGCTTGCCCCGACGGCGCGTCCATCCCGATTGACGACCATCATAGCATGTTTATTAACCCGCCAGACGATGAATTTGACGAGGGCATTTCCGAGGATTGGGAGGATGAGCTGTGAACACTGATATTGTTTGGGGCGGTCTGCTGGTGCTGGGTACTGTCTGCGCTACGATTCAGCACTACATCACCAAAAAGAGTGCGGAATCTGAAATCGCATCCCTGAAAACGCGCCTTGAGTTCGCCAAGCAGGAAACCCGCATCTGGAAAACCACCGCATATCGCCATGCCGATGAACGAAATCACGCTGTCCGCATGGCCCAATACTGGCGCAAACAGGCTCTCAACGAGCATTTTGGTTTTGAGCCGGAAAAGGCTGCCCCGTCCCCTACTGTGGCCGAGGTCGTAAATGAGATGATGCGGTATGATGCTCTGATTCAGGCCACAGGCTGGGCGCCCGCTGACAACCCCTCAGACGGGGCGTCTGAGGGCGAAACAGTCACGACAACAAAGGTATCGGACGAAGCCGAAACCGCCACACAGAGCGCCGCTGTGGGCGCAGAGGAGGGCGACCATAGTGATTGATTTTTCTGTCGATGAACGGGCGTTCAACTCCCGCAACAATCCTTACTACAACGATAAAGGCTATGCTGACCCTACCGCCTATCAGGGCATTGAGGCGGCAGCAACCAGTGAATACCGGGCACGATTCGATGCTATCGCCGCGCTTATCCACACGGTCAAGTACATTTGCGGGCTGGCGGGGTTTGAGGTCGTAGGCCGAATCACCCTGCGTCACAAGCAGAGCGGCGACATCTACAAGTGAGGAGGAAATCTGAGATATGGCTACACCGAATGAAAAAGAGGATGCCGAGGTTTATCCCGTAGTCATCCTCGACCCGAACGGCAACGATTACACAAAGGGCATCGCGGCATGGCTGACGGCCATTGCAAAGCAGAATCCTAAAAATCTGGTGTGCATCGCCCGTGGCACCGACCCCGAAAAGCCGGAGCAGTCCGTGTACACGCTCATGCGGTGGGAAACCAAGAACATTGAGCTTTCCGAAATTGCCGGATACCTGACATCCGTTGCATCTGAGCTGTTCAGCCGTGAACAGCCTAACAGCGAAACCCCATTATAACGATAAAGCGAGGAAAACGGTCATGCAATTCGATAGACAAATTACCATCACCACCGGCGCATCCCGAAACGATCTCAACTGGAAACCTCAGCTGATGACCGTGGCAGAGCTGTATGACCGCCTGCGGAATCCCGTCCGTTCAACGGAAACGCTCGACGCATATATGCACCTGCCAAAACCTCAGCAGGACGCATTAAAGGATGTCGGCGGGTTCGTGGGCGGCTCCCTCAACGGCGGACGGCGCAAGGCCAATGCAGTGACCGGGCGTGACCTTGTGACGCTTGACTTCGATAATATCCCCGGCTGGGGCACCGATGAAATCGTGAGCCGCGTGGATGCCATCGGATGCAGCTATGCGATCTACTCCACACGCAAGCACTGCCCCAATAAGCCCCGCCTGCGCGTCGTAATCCCTCTTGACCGTACTGCTACCCCCGATGAGTACGAGCCTCTGGCGCGGCGCCTGGCGTGGCTGATCGGCATTGATAAAGCCGACCCTACCACATTTCAGGCGAGCCGCCTCATGTACTGGCCGAGTGCCTGCGTGGATTCAGACTACGTGTTTCGTTACAAGGATGCGCCGCTGGCATCTGTGGCGTTCCTGCTGGGAACCTACACGGACTGGCGCAACATGGTCGAGTGGCCGCAGGTTCCCGGCGCTGCCCCGAACTACCAAAAGATGGCGCTCAAGCAGGGCGACCCGCTGACAAAGCCCGGCATCGTGGGCGCGTTCTGCCGCGCCTATGACATCCGCACGGCGATGGACAAGTTTCTGCCCGGTATTTATACCCCGTGCATCATGGGCAGTGAGGAGCGGTACACCTATACGGGCGGTAGCACGGCGGGCGGCGCTATCATCTACGATAACGGCAAATTCCTGTACAGCCATCACGCCACCGACCCCTGCTCTATGCAGCTTGTGAACGCCTTTGATCTCGTGCGCCTGCACCTGTACAGCGATAAGGACGACAGCGCCCCCGGCAATACCCCGGTCAGCAAGCTCCCGTCTTATAAGGCGATGTGCGAAATGGCGATGCAGGATAGCGCGGTGCAGGCCATCTACAACAAAGAGCAGTTTGCCCAGTTGCAGGCCGATTTTGGCGCTATCGCTCCCATCCCCGGCAACGGGCCTCAGCAGACCCCCGGCGACAGTGACGGCGCCGAGCCTGTGCAGGGCGAGGTCATCGGCGATGACGGTCAGCAGACCGACCCCAACGCATGGCTGGGCTATATCCAGCGCGATGAAAACGGCAAAATCAAGCAGACCATCGACAATGTGCTGCTGATTCTCAACAATGACCCCCGCCTGTGCGGGCGGTTCATGCTGAATGAGTTCAGCGGGCGCGGCGAGGTGCTGTACCCCCTGCCGTGGGACAAAGACCCCGACAAATTCAAACGGCGGGCATGGGCTGATTCTGACATCAGCGCAATGTACTGGTACATGGAAAAGGGATACAAGATCACCAAACGCAACGCCATCGACGCGGGGCTGGACATCCATGCGGCTACACACGCATTTAACGAGGTGCAGGATTTCATCAAGGGTCTGGCGTGGGATGGAGTTCCCCGGCTGGACACCCTGTTCATTGACTACCTCGGTGCTGACGATTCTCCCTATACCCGCGCTGTCACCCGCAAAGCATTTGTCGGTGCTGTGGCCCGCGCGATGGAGCCGGGATGCAAGTTCGATAATATGCTGATTCTGTGCGGGCCGCAGGGCCTCGGCAAGTCCACGCTGCTGGACAGAATGAGCAAGGGCTGGTACAACGACAGCATCCGCACATTTGAGGGCAAAGAGGCATCCGAACTTTTGCAGGGCGTTTGGCTGGTCGAAGTGGCAGAGCTTGATGCTTTCCGCAAGACCGATGTTTCCCGCATCAAGCAGTTTTTGAGCCTGCGCTATGACCGCTACCGCGCCGCCTATGGCCGCAATGTGAAAGAACTGCCCCGCTGCTGCGTCTTTTTCGGCACCTGCAATGTCAGCGATTTTCTGCAAGATACCACAGGCAACCGCCGTTTCTGGCCCGTGGACGTAGGGCAAGGCGATTTGATTCACCGTGCATGGGATTTGACCGATGACGAAATCAATCAGATTTGGGCTGAGGCAAAGATGCGCTGGATGATGGGAGAGCCGCTGTTCCTGACCGGCGATCTGGCAGACGCGGCCCGCGCACGGCAGGAAGATCACCGCGAGGCATCTGTCCGCGAGGGTCTTATCCGCGATTTTGTGGAGCGTGATGTTCCCACGAACTGGCTTGAGTGGCCGCTGGACAAGCGCCGCGACTATTGGGCTGGGGCTTGCAAGGGGCAGGACATCCCGACGATGCCCCGTGACCGCATCTGTGCCGCCGAGGTTTGGTGCGAACTTTTCAACGGTGCCCCCCGTGACATCAAGCAGGCAGACACCCGCGAAATCAACGCCGTGCTGGCAAGCACCCCCGGATGGGAGGCTAACCGGGGCATGAAGTTTGGGCCGTACAAGCAGCAGCGCGGTTATCGGAGATTCAACAGACAGGTGTAATGTGTATAAAAATAAACTGACACTTTGAGCCAAAAAGCTGACACTTCCTTATATGCCAAGTGTCAGAACCGTCAGAAGTGTCAGTCAAATATGAAAAAATCGTGAACAAGCGCACTGACACAACTGACACGCAAAACACAAGTGTCAGTTAAAGTGTCAGCCTAAATTTTAACGATGTATCGTTGTAATATATCTATAACTGACACTTCTGACACTTAAAATAAATAAAAATAAAAATAAGTAAAATAACGCGCGTGAGAGCGCATATACCCCCGTATTTACGGGTCTATACGCGCGTGCGCGTGTGTCAGTCAGGTGGACAAGCGCGGCGGCGATGCGCGAAAAAGATGGGAGGTTATTAGGATGCCGGAATTGGAAAAGGTCATTGAGCGCAAACTGCGTGACGGTGTGAAGAAATTGGGCGGCGGGGCGCAATGCCTGAAATTTGAAAGCCCCGGCACATCTGGGGTGCCAGACAGGATGATCCTGTTGCCGGGAGGTCGTGTCGTGTTCGTGGAGCTTAAACAGGTTGGCAAGCGGGAGCGGATGCGGCAGACGTATGTACAGAATCAGATGCGGCGGCTGGGCTTTACCGTGTTCAGCACGGTATCGACCCCGGAACAGGTGCAGACGATTCTCAACCATTGCGAGGAGGTCATGCGGCAAGATGGATTGTAAAGCGTTCCACCCATACCCCTATCAGCAGTTTTGCATCCAGCACATCATCGATCACCCTGCCGCTGGGCTTTTCGTGGACATGGGCATGGGCAAAACCGTGATGACGCTGACCGCGTTTAACTATCTCAAGTATTATGCGTGGCAAATTCGGCGATGCCTCGTCATTGCGCCGAAGAAAGTTGCCGAGGCAACATGGCGCACCGAAATTTCAGGGTGGCAGCATCTGCGGCATCTGCGCTGCTCCGAGGTGCTGGGAACAGCTACACAACGCCGCGCCGCGATGGCAGTGGATGCCGACGTCTATGTGACGAATCGGGACAATGTGCAGTGGCTTGTCAAAGAGTACGGCAAGGCGTGGCCGTTTGATATGGTCGTGCTGGATGAATCGTCATCGTTCAAAAACCATCAGGCCAAGCGATTTAAGGCTTTGCGGTCAATGCGGCCCAAAATCAAGCGCATTGTGGAATTGACCGGCACCCCCTCGCCGCACGGCTTGATGGATTTGTGGGCGCAGGTCTACTTGCTGGACGGTGGGCAGCGTCTGGGCCGCACGATTTCCGTTTACCGCGATATGTACTTTGAGCCGGACAAGCGCAGCAGATCGCAGATATTTACTTACAAGGCCCGCCGGGGCGCGGCAGATGCCATATATGCCGCCATCAGTGATATTTGCATCAGCCTGTCCAGCGACGACTATCTGGCCCTCCCTGACCGCATCTATGATGAGATACCCGTCAAGCTGGACGGCCCTGCCGCTGCCGCGTACAAGCGATTGGAGCGGGATGCACTGTTGCAAGTTGATGAATCGACCATCACAGCGGGCACGGCGGGAGTGCTGGCGGGCAAGCTGTTACAGCTTTGCAACGGCGCTGTGTACGATGAGGATGGCAAGGTCATCCCCGTCCATGACTGCAAGCTGGCCGCGCTGGTGGAGCTGATCGAGGGTCTGCACGGTCAACACGCCTTGCTGTTCTACTGGTTTCAGCATGATCTCGCCCGCATCCTCGCCGCCCTTGAGCCACTGGGCTTGCGGGTGCGCGTATACAACGGCCCTGATGATGAACGCGCATGGAACGCGGGAGAGGTGGACATTCTGCTGGCTCATCCCGTGTCCTGCTGCTACGGCCTCAACCTGCAACACGGCGGGCATCACATCATCTGGTTTGGGCTGACATACTCGGCGGAGGTTTATCTGCAGGCGAACAAGCGGCTACACAGGCAAGGGCAGACGCATCCTGTTGTCATCCATTCGCTGGTTGTGCAGGGCGGGCAGGATGAAGATGCCATCGCAACGGTCATGGGCCGTGTCACCGAACAAAACCATCTGCTGGAATCACTAAAAGCAAAAATCATCACGGCAAAGGAGGCCGTCTGACTATGACGATGAAAGAATTATCTCAGCTCCATTGGCTGAATTTGGAGATTGACCGTGATAAACAGCACCTTGCTGAGCTTGAGGCTCGCGCCACATCCCCCGGTGGGCCGAATATGTCCGGGATGCCCGGGGGCGGCGGTGCGGGGTCGAGTGTCGAAAGTGACGCGATAGCCATTATCGAGTTGAAAGAGCAGATCAGGGGCAAGTTGGCCCGCGCTATGGCAGAGCGTGACCGCATCACGGCGTACCTTGACGGCGTGGACGATGCACAGTTGCGGCTCATTATGCACTTGCGCTTTGTGGACGGCCTGTCGTGGGCGCAGGTGGGCGCAAGCGTGGGCGCGGGATACACCGGCGATGCCTGCCGTATGGCCTGCAAGCGCTATTTAGCAAAAACCGTATAGAAAAAAGCGAACAAAACGAACAATTCAACGTAAAATATTGATTGTTCGCTCCCATGCGCGTATTATGTATTTGCGGGTTTAGGGCGAGGGAGTTCTGGGCGCTCCCTCGCTCGTGCTTTCCCCGCTGTCACCTCCAAACGCCGCTGCGTGAATAAGCGCGGCGGCGTTCGTGTTTGCGCCGAGGTGGCAAAAGCCCTATACGCTGGGTGCGCCTCTCACGCCCGGCGCTGTGCAGGCCCTTGACCCCTGCACTAAATTTGCCGCGATAGCCACAGGGCGCTGCGCTCCCAAAAGCGCGGTAGGGTGCGAGGCCCTTACGCGGTGCCATTAGGCCATTGCCGCCGTCCGGCCATTGCGGCGGCACAAGTGATCTGCACCTCCCCAGTGATGGCAAATTGCGGTTTGCAATCCATTCACGCGGTTCCACCGCTGGCGGTTTTCGATCAGTGGCCTATATTATATTGCACAGTAGAGCACTGGTAGCTCGGCAGGTTCATACCCTGCAAGTATCTGGTTCGATTCCAGCCTGTGCAACCATGCGAGGCTTGAGGGCATTTCACCTCGCGGCGCGTCCACGGCTACGGGCTTTTTCTCCTTTCCCCGTATGACGCGCCTAATTTTGGAATCGCGGCGTATTTCTACGGAGTGCGCCTGATTTTGGTTATTATCGCGGTTCGCCGCGAGGGCCGACGCCGGTACTGCCGCCGTTGACCTGCCCCTATATTACGCGCCACAGTGTCACAACTGCGGCGCATTTTTATTGCTTTCCCGGAGGTCTATGGTGTACCGCACAGAGCGCAATTACGAAAATCTCAATAAGGGCATTTTCCCCGGCGCTGGGCGGTTCGACATCCCCATCCTGCGGCCCGAATTGACAACGGCTGAAAACTGGATAAGTTTCAACTACGCCAAAGGGTGCGAGGAGCCGTCAGAGCATGGCGTTCACTTTTTCGTTGACGATTACCAGTTCAACCGCATCTGGGCGCATCCCGATAACTACCTCGGCATGATGGCGCGGTTCGATACCGTATGCACCCCCGATTTCAGCACATATACAGATTTCCCCCGCATCATCCAGATCTACAACCATTACCGCAAGCACTGGCTGGGCGCCTATTGGCAGGCCCACGGCATCAAGGTCATTCCGACCATCTCATGGAGTACACCGGATAGCTTTGCATGGTGCTTTGACGGTGAGCCGGTAGGCGGCGCGGTGGCCGTTTCGAGTGTCGGCACTCAGGCAAGCCCCGAATCGGCAGACCTGTTCATGGCTGGGTACAATGAGATGCTGCGGCGCTTACAACCCGCGCAGATCATCTTCTACGGCAAGGTGCCCGCCGGGTGCGAGGGAAATATCATCCATGTCACGTCGTTTCAAGAGAAACTTAAAGCACGGGTAAAAGGCAAAAAGTCATCTGAACAGCAGATGCAAGATTAGTACATTATGCGTCAAAATGTTAAAATCGACATTGCGGCGCTTTTTTATTTACAAAATCGGCGCATCGCGCTATAATGGAGGTTGAACATGGGCGGCAGAGGCGGTAAAGGCAACATCAACGGTTTTATCGACTGGTTGAGCAAAGAGGGCAAGGGCGGCGGTGCGCCGCGTCCGCTTGATATTTCCAAGTTTGGCAATATGACCCTTGAGGATGCAGAACGCCGCATCCGCAATCTGAAACATGAGGAGCTTTTCGTTTTCGACAAAGACGGCAAGCTGGTCGAGGCGTACAAGGGCAATTCTCATTCTGTTTCGTTCCCGATGTCCGTTTTGGACTATAAGGGCGCAACCGTCACGCACGGCCATCCTAAAGGCGCAGCAGATTTCGGAGGCACGTTCTCTTTTGCTGATGTCAAAAATATGCTTGAGTCCAAATGGGCAGAGCATCGCGCCACGGCCAGCGGCCAAGGCGAGATGAACTACATCATGCGTAAGGGGCAGGGTGCAAAACCGAAAGCCTTTTATAACCAGATCAACCGGGACTATAAGCAGATCGAGCGCTATTTGTCTGATCGTTACACAAAAGCGTATGATGACGCGCTCAAAGATGGCAAAAGCAAACAATCCGCTATGCACGCGGCCCGCCAGATGGCCGTTGGTTATCTCAACGACTACTGGCGGCGCACGGCCCCTAAGTTTGGCTATGAGTTTATCACCCGCAAAAAGGATTACACCTACAACCGCTAATTTCGATGAATTGAGAGGAGATTCGACATGGCAAAGCAGAGAACTATTGAAACTGATGGCAGCTTTTTTGATGACCTGCGCAGCATGGAGCGCCGCATCCTGACGGAGCGGGGTGACACTGAGGCACTTGCCATTCTCGATGCCGAGGATGCTGAGGCAAATGCCGAAGATGACGCAGACGACGAATAATTTCATCGCAAAGTAACTGAATACCCCTTAGCACTCAGCGCTGAAATGCGCCGGGTGCTTTTTTTATTTTTACCGATAGGAGGTGGCAGCAGATGCCCGAAAATACCGAGGCTATGCCGGAGATCAGCGCAAGCCCCGCGCCGCAAGACGCGAAGCCCGCCGACACCGGCGAGAAAAAGCAGAAAAAGCCTCGCAATACGTCCGGGATGAAACCGCCACTGAATCAGCTCCCCCCGGAGGAGGCGTTCGCCATCCGCTCCAAAGGCGGCAAGGCAGCGGCTAAAAAGCGCCGGGAGGAGAAGCTGGTAAAGGATGCCCTGCTTAACCTGTTGACAAAACCTCAGCACAAGAAAAAGGGCGGCAAGGCCCACTACAAGGCCAGCGCCGAGCTGACAAGCTATGATGATGTGTTCTCCGAGAATACGACCCTCATGGTACAGATGCTCATTCCCCTTATCCAGTCAGCCATCAACGGCAACATTGAATCCCTGTTCGCCATCCTGCGCGTTCTGGGGCAGGAACCGGGCACCCCCGGCCAGTTTGGTGTTGACGAGTTTACCTCGCCTGAGCCGCTCCCGGAGGGCGCAGGCGGCCCCGGCAAGCCCACGCCTGCCGATGACCCTAATGCGGTGCGCATCCACCTGATACGCGGCGAGAAGCCCGCCCCCGTGGCTGAGGGCGATGTCCCGGCAGTGGAGCAAGCTGACGCCGATCAGGCAGGCACGGCTACACCCGTCATGACCCCTGCCGATGGGGAGGCGGTGCCCGATGCCTGATGTTTACATCGAAGATGTTATCGCGCCCAACTATGACGAACTGCTGGATGATGTTCTCGATCATCGGCACTCGCAATATCTCCTCAAGGGCGGGCGCGGTTCGCTGAAATCGTCCTTTATCGGCTTTGTCATCCCGCTGATTATGGTTCAGCCGGGAAACGAGGCTTGCAATGCGATTATATTCCGCAAGACCGCCAACACCCTGCGCGATTCTGTTTACAGCCAGATGGTCTTTGCCCTTGACAAGCTGGGGCTTGACAACGAATTTATCTGTCATGTTTCCCCCATGAGCATCACCCGGAAAAGCACCGGGCAGATGATTCTTTTTCGCGGTTTGGACGATTCGATGAAGCTGAAATCGTTGAAATTTCCCAAAGGGTACTGCGCTATTACATGGTTTGAAGAAGCGGACACGTTCGATGGGATGAAAGAAATCCGAAACGTGTTGCAATCTACCAACCGTGGCGGCTCTAAGTTTTGGAATTTCATGTCGTTCAACCCGCCCATCACCCTGAACAACTTTATGAATCAGGAGGCGCTTGTCCAGCGCCCCGATAGGCTGGTACATTCCAGCACTTATCTGACCGTGCCGCCTGAATGGCTCGGTCAGATGTTCTTTGATGATGCGGAGCTGTTGCGGCAAACCAACCCCCGCGCTTATGAACATGAGTATTTGGGCATCCCCACGGGCACGGGCGGCGAGGTGTTCAGCAACCTTGAATTGCGAGAAATCACCGACGCCGAAATTGCGTCGTTTGATTACATCTACGAGGGCATCGACTGGGGCTGGTATCCCGACCCCAACCATTGGAGCAAGATGTGCTACCGTCCCTCAAAGATGACGCTCTATATTTTCGATGAACTGCGCTGCAACAAAACCCCGAATGAGGTTTTCTGGCAGCGCTTGCAGAAAGAAAAGAACGTAACATCGCAAGACCTCATTATTGCAGATAGTGCCGAGCCGAAATCCATTGCGGATTTGAAAGCCTACGGCGCATCCATCCGCCCCACTGAAAAGGGGCCGGATTCTGTGCGGTACAGCATGAAATGGCTGCAATCGCTGGTAAAAATCGTCGTTGACCCCAACCGATGCCCGGAAACGGCGCGAGAGTTTGCCGAATACGAATACGAGCGCACCAAAGACGACGAATTGACCGGGCAATACCCCGATAAGGATAACCACAGCATTGACAGTGTGCGGTACGCGCTCAATCCAATCTGGAAACGGCGCGGCCTGTGAGGTACAGCCCATGTCTATTTTTTCAAGTATCTATACCATGATAAGGCAGGTGTTAGGCAGAGTGATTCCGTATCAGAATATTCAGCAGGTGGAGAACATCGACACCCCGCTGTCGCAGGAGATGCAGATTGCCCTCGAAGCATGGCACCGGGCCTATCTGGACAAGCCCAATTACAAGGGCAAGCAGATCAAAACCCTCAACATTCCGGCGTTCATCGCGTCCGAGATTTCCCGGCAGGTCACGCTTGAATTTAAGTGGAGCATCACGGCGGGCAAGGATGACAGCACCGGCGAGGACATCACCAACCCGCGCTCGGAGTTTCTGAGCAAGGAGTTTGAGAAGCTGGCTACACAGCTGCGGAGCAAGACCGAGATCGGCTGCGCGGCGGGCGGTATGACGATAAAGCCGTATGTCCGTGATGGGCATATCTATTTCGACTATACCCCCGATTGGGATTTGTACCCCATTGCTTTCGGCGATGACAGCGACCTGTCCGATGTCGTTTTCCGTGATATGTTCTCGGAGGGCAAGACCTACTATTCCCGCCTTGAGCGGCACACCGTCGAGGGCGATAGAATCAAAATCACGCAGCGGGCCTTTAAGTCCAGTTCCCGCGATGCTCTTGGCAAGGAAATTCCCTTGACGGAAGTACCGCAGTGGAAAGACCTCAAGCCCGTGGTCTATGTCAACAACGTAGACGGGCAGCTTTTTGGCTGGTTCCGCGTGGCATCGGCAAACACTGTTGACCCGATCTCCCCTATGGGCGTGGCTGTGTTCGCTAAGAGCATGGACACCATCAAGGAGGCTGATACACAGTACAGCCGCTTGCTGTGGGAGTTCGAGGGCGGTGAAATGGCTATCGACGTTGACCCGATGGCCTTGCGGCCCATTGACGGCGTTATGCGTAATGGCGCAAAGGCTATGGAAACTCCCAAGCTGAACGAGCGCCTATTCCGCGCGGTCGATCTGGGCACTGATGAAACATATCATGTTTTCGCCCCGACCCTGCGCGATAGCTCCCTTGTGGCAGGTCTGAATCAAATCCTGATGAAGATTGAAGATCAGTCCGGGCTGGCCCGTGGCACCCTCTCTGATGCCAACACAGAGGCCCGCACGGCCACTGAGCTGACTATCCTGCGCAATCGTACCTATACCACCATTGCCGACAACCAGCAGGCCCTTGAGCGTGCGCTGCGCGAGGTCGTGCGGGCGATGGATAAGTACGCCGACCTGTACAATCTCGCCCCGGCTGGCGAATATGAGGTATCGTTCGATTGGGATGATTCCGTTATCGCCGATACCGAAACTCAGTTGCAGCAGCGGCTCCTCATGCTCAATAACGGCATGATGAGCAAAATCGAGATGCGTATGTGGTTCTTTGGCGAAACCCGCGCACAGGCCGAAAAAGCCCTGCAGGAAGTCCAGCAGGAAAAGGTCAGCGAAATGCAGGCTGCTATGGCTGTCCAGCAGCCCAATCCCGACCAGAGCGATGTCACCGTTCCCCCGGATGATGGCGGTGGTGTCGATCAGGATGGGAACAACCCGGCTACACCGTTCGGGAGTGGCCCCGGCGAGGAGTGATGACCCGTGCTGACCCAAAAAGAGCTTGATGTCGCCGTTCGCAAAATGATTGCGAATCTGGATGAAGTCAATCTGTATTTCATCCAGAAAATAGCGGCGCAGATAAAGAAAATCGGTGAGATGAACCCCACCAGCATACACCGTTACACGATCATGTTGGAAATGGGTGCAGACATTGCTGATATTTCCGGCAAGCTCCAAGCCGCAACCCGGCTGACGCAACAGCAGATGGCTGTTGTGTACAACGCCGCCTTGCAGGATAACTTCACCGACCCGCGATTCAAAGCCGCGCTGGCGGCGCATCCGCTGCCCCGTGAGGAGAATCAGCGGCTTGTACAGTACACGCGCAACATCGCCGCGCAGACCTCCGGGGCGCTGCAAA